GGCCGACTTGCTGAGGATTACGTGCTAAATGCAAAGCCATCAGAGAGCTTTTTAGATTGGAAAGCAATTTCTAAACAAACAATTCTTGGCTCTAGATCTATGGGAGCAAAACTCCCTAAGAGATTGTCAGAAGCACTAGGTATCAACCCTAATGAGCCGCTCACTGAGAAGGTACTCAAAAGGTTCCCCTGGTGGAATCCTAACAGTACTTGGGCCGATTTGTTATTTGGAATGAAGCAAGCTGATTTCAGAAGAACCGGGATAAAGAAGAAAGTTCTCGAAATAGAGTATCCTGTTTTGAAAGGACTCACTACAGGTAGTGACTCTGTTACATTGGGAGAATTTTCTTTCGCGCATCCTAACAAATTACCAAAAGATTGGACACAAATACCGTGGATCAATTTTGATGGTAAGGTTCTTGAGCAGCAATTCACTCAAGTGTTTGAGGAAAGACTTAGATACAAAGCAGCTGATGGTACCTGGGTGACTAACATTCTACAAGTACCGCAAAAAACAGACCCCTCATGGTGGGATGAGCTTCTTAATAAATCTGGAAAGATTAATGATATTGTTGATGCTCAAAAGGCACGTACAGCCTACGCTGTTAATGGGAATCACTCAAACGACGCAACGCTTGTAAAGAATTTCCATTTATGGGGACACCATACTGGTATTCAAACAGCGACAATTCATGATGCTTTCTTTACCAATGCAGGCGATCTTCTTAAAGCTAAGTCAGCCTTAAGAAAATTGTATGCGGATGCTGTTGAAAAGAATACGATTAAAGCAACACTTGATGAGATGCTCGCAAGAGGGTTGCCTAGAGAATTGTATGACAAATATCTGAATGAAGCTATTGATATCGGCCTCATACCTGTGGTGGGTCGCTCACGCATCAATGGAAAGCTTCTGACAGAAGAAGATATATTGAAAGCTACTGATATTTTAGAAGAATTGCCTCCTGACTTTACCTCGAATCGTTCTTGGTATGGTATAGGTGGTTAACGAGTTGTACTCATTTATAGGCTGTGCCTGGAGAAAGTAATGTCTGTTGAAGATCTGGAAAACCAAACCCCTCCTGATAGTAACGATGACAAGGATCCTATTAATAAGATCGTTGCTGAGAAAGTTGAGGAAAGTCTGAAGCCTATTAAAGGAAAGCTTGATGATGCTTATAAAAAGCGTGATGAGGCTGTTAAGAAAGTTGCAGACCTTGAACAACGCCTGAAGGACTTGGAAATTGAGAAACTTCAAGCTCAAGGTAAAGATAAAGAAGCTCTTGAACTTCAACTCGCTGAAGAACGTGCACGCCGAGAAGCTCTCGAAAGGCGTAACACTGAACTAAGCCGTGATGTTGAAGTACGTAGTTTGCTTAATGCGCTTCCTTTTCGTAATGAGAAGGCTGTTGAACTTGGTTATAAAGAGATTGTATCTCAACTCAAGCAAGATGACAATGGCCTTTGGAAGCATGTGTCCGGCAAATCTATTAACGAGTTTGTGAATCAGTTTGTTCAAGATTCAGATAATGCATTTTTGTTTAAAGTTAAAGCAAACTCTGGTAGCGGTACTAATAATACTACTGGAACTCCTGATACCACAAAGAAAAAATCTCTTTTCGAGTATAGTAACGAAGAATTGATCGAACTTGCTCAAAAAGGACAATTAAGGAAATAATAAATGAGTGTTAATACTTCACTGGCTGGTGCCAGCAATTATGTTCTGCAGGAAGCTATCTCTGCTCTTACCGATGAAGCCTATACTACTGCTCGTAAGCTTAGCAGCACAGGTATTGTTGGCAGCAATCCGGATATTGATACCTCGACCGAAACCTTCATTGGCCAAATTCGTTGGAACAAGCCGTTGAACCCAGTTATCAACGTTGCTTCGCTGACTGATGCAACTGACGGTACGCCGACTACGACTGCTCAAGATTATCTGAAGTATATCAAGACTCTACGTACGCATGGTGCTCGCAAAGTCAATATGCAACAAGTCGTTACTCAACAGGATGGTCTTGCTAAAGTCAGCCGTGACTTCTCTGAGACTCGTGCTCAAGATGAACATAACGCTATCCTGAGTGTTCTGCGTGGCGTTGCTCTGTCGGAAGCCCTGAACGGTGCTGCGGCCGCTTCGGGCTCGACTGGTCTTGGTGGTCAAACCTTTGATAATGACCCGGCCGACAAGCGTTATGGCTTTTATGTTGATCTTGGTAACAATAAGCTGATTACTGATGCAACCTCCGCAGTTCAAGGTGCGGCTCGTGCTGAAGGCTTCCTGCAAGCCCTTGGCAAAGCCTATAAAGATTATGAGCCGGAATATGCTTATCTGGTCTGCTCGCCGGAAACGATGGCTTCGCTTCGTTCGGCTAACCTCGTGGATAGTGACCGCGTGCAAGATGGTAACATCATGTTCAACACGCTGTTCCAAGGTAAGCTGCGGCTGATCCAGACCCGTGCTACCCAAGGTTTTAGCACGGCTGAACTGACCAAGATCAACACTGGTGTTGGTGTCGACATCACTGGGCCTAAGACCTCGTTTATCGTTCTTCCGGGTGCTCTGGCTATGGAAGGACTGTCGGTTCCGGTCCCGACTGAGATCGAGCGTGTCGCTAAATCCTACAAAGGTGGCGGTACGACTGATATTTGGTATCGTTGGGGTTATGTGCTGGCTCCGGCTGGCTATGACTGGATTGGTCCTGAAAATGCTTTCCCGTCGGATGCTGATTATGTGAAAGCTGTTGAGGGCGATACAGCTAAGACTCTCGCCACCGTGGCTTCTGCTACGCTGGCTTCGACTACTGGTATTTGGAGTCGTAAGTTTAGCTCTGCACTGAGCCTGGGTATCCTCCCCGTTTTCCACGCTTAAGAGATTAATATGGCCTTAGTAAAGGGAACTAATTCATATGTAACTGTAGCTGAGGCTGATTCTTATTTTGCTGAGAGGCTCCATTCTGAGACTTGGAGTGGAGCTTCTCCTACTGATAAAGAGAAAGCTCTTATTACCGCTACTAGCCTTCTAGATCAGAAACCATGGGTGGGTGAAGCAGAGGATGAATTACAACCTCTTGCTTTTCCTCGTATTGGCTATTATTACGACCCTAAATATGGTCGTGATTTAGACTTGATTGATACGCCTGAAAGGGTGGTTAAGGCTACATATGAGCTCGCGCTACATTTATTGTCAAATGACGTTATGGCTGCAAGCAGTACTGTAAAGAGCTTGTCAGTTGGTCCTATTAGTCTCCAACAAATATCAACTTCAAAAGAGCCAAGTAAGCTTGATGAGTTGATATCGCCTCTACTTGAGAATAGTGGAAGCCTCAGTTGGTGGAGAGCTAACTAATGTCTCTAAGAAAATTAGTTGAAACGCAAGTTAAGAATGCTTTTAATCTTATCGGTGACTTGAAAGACTCTTTTATTTTTTCAAGAGAAGCTAAGAGCTTTAATAGCAATACGCTCCAAAATGAAATTACTAGTATATCAACAAGGCCTATTGAGGCTGTATGTGTAGATAGGACAGGTAAGAAAGGGTATTCTGCAGAACTTTACGTTCCTGTTCAAAGTATTACAGAGCCTTTTTTATTTGACTCAGTCAGTGGGCTAGACCGTACTTGGAAAATAGTTGGTCCGATTCAGAATGATGGTTATCTGTATACCTTGCGGCTACAAGAGGTGGCCAATGTATAGAGATGTCTCTAAAGCTATTTACAGTTTGTTTCAAACTTCGTCATGGCTCTTAAATGGGCTTTTAATTGTCCCTGAGGGCTTATATGAAGTCCCTCAAAAATCCGGTGTAGTAAAGGTATCTTTCTCAGGTCTTGACAGTCGTCATTATAGAAAAGGTATTCTTTATATTATCATTCATACAGAAATTAATAAGGGTCCTGGAGATCATTTGCATTTTGCTGATTGCTTAGATAGCCTCCTCGTAGGTAAATCAATGACAATCAATAATTTTTCTATTCAGTTTGCTGAAAGCAAGTTGAATGGTCTTGGCAAAGATACTGTTAACACAGCTCTTGATAGACACCAATACTCAATTAATTTTACTTACGCTGGAGTTTTATAAATGGCACATATTCAATCAATCGGCGCGGGGATGTTCTCGGATCTGTCTGTTGCAGTCCCGACTACTGCCCCTATTTTTGCTACTCTGGATACTGAAAGTGAGTTTAACGCTCTTTTTGCTTCAGAGGTCCAGTCAGCGGGTGGCGTCCTTGGTGCGAACACGTATGTTCGTGTTAAGAACGTCCGCGAGTTCCCTGCGATGGGCACTCCGCCTAATATTGTGAACGTTCCGACCTATGGTCAGAAGACTTCGCAGCAGATTCAAGGTCAGTCGGATGCTCCGAACCTTGAAATCACGCTTAACTACGTTCCGGCTGAGTGGGCTTCGGGTAGTGTTCTCGGTAACATGGTCGGTGATGGTAAGCAGTATGTCATGCGCTTTGCTCTTCTGAACGCCCAACCGCCTGGCTACGCTAGTACCGGTGCTAATAACCTCGGTGGCTCGTCCGCTTCGGGCGCTGGCGCTGTTGAAAACACGGTGTACTACTGGGTGGGTAAGCTGGAAGCACTGGTGGTGAACCCGCAGCTGTCGGATGCTAACACTGCTACTATCACGTTGTCGCTGCAATCGAAATTCTACGGTGGTTACACCGTTACTGGCTCGGCTGTTTAATTGACGAGAGAGAGGGAGGAACCCCTCCCTCTTTTACATAGAGATATATATGGATAAAGAAAAACCCTTTTCGATGGGCTATGTACTGCGTACTACGGCTAAGCATATGCGTAAAAGCATTGATATTAGCATCCGCAAGACTTTTGAACGCATGAGCGAGTTTCCTGCAGGTTCGGATCGCTCTGATGAAGTCTTTAAGACATTGGCGCACCTGCATAAGATGAGAAAGACGCTTGATGATTTTCAAGCTATTAATAGTGAGTTGTTCAAATGATCGTTCCAAATAAGGGAAATAAAATGGGTATTCAAAGTTTGGTTGGCAAGCGTATGACTCGTGATACTAAATTCATGGGTGAGTCTATTAAGATCAGTAAGATGAGTACGAAGCAAGTTCTGGAGATTCAGAATTATGCTAAGGATGCTTCTGATGAAAGCCAAGAAGGTCTTGAAGTCCTGAAGCGCATCATCCGTAATTCCGTTGAAGGTGCTGATGAGCTTAGTGATGATGACTTCCTGAATTTTCCTATGGATGAACTGAACAATCTTTCCAAAGAGATTATGAAGTTTTCCGGTTTGGATTCTGATGCGGGAAAGTAAGGTTATCTTCTGAGGAGCTTGAGCTCTATGAAGTGGCATACCATTTGCGTATGCCACTTTATATGCTAATGGAAATGCCTTATGACGAACTATTAGGGTGGTTTGAATATTTTGATCGAAGACCTATAGGTTGGAGAGATGATTTAAGAGCTGTCCCAATGTTACGTACGCAAGGTGTTAAAGAAGCCCCTGAGAAGATTTTTTCATCCTTAGCTAAAGTATTCAAGAAAGAAGAGCCGAAAGAAGAAGGTCGGATTTCATTTGATGAGTTGAAGAACTCTACATTCTTTTCTAAGATGCTTGGTGCTACAGGAGGAGATCAGCTTGAAATTTTTAAAAATTGATTATAAGAATATCGAAAAACAATTAAAAGCTGATTATGCTGTCAATGAAAAGGCGATTGCAGAGGAAGCTTTTAAGAAGTTAGTAGAGGTTACACCTGTAGACACAGGGATGGCTAGAGACGGTTGGAAGCTTACGAAAAAAAGCAAGGGGTTTTCTATCGAGAACCCTGTCCCTTATATCAAGATACTCAATACAGGGAGCTCTAAACAAGCTCCTGCTATGTTTATTGAACAAGCTTTATTAGATACAAAAGGTATTAAGCCTGATAGTATTTCAGTAACATATGATGAATAACCCGGCGATGTTTGCCGGGTTTTTAACAAGGACTTTTCATGTCAGTTGAAATTGATATTCAAACAAGAGATGATCAGCTCCGAAAAGACATAGCTCAAATAAATCAAGAGTTAAGAAAAATATCAGCTAATGCAGCTGCTGTAGGTAAGTCTTTAACAACTGCCTTTGCAACTACTAATATTAGTAAATTATCAACACAAACTCTGGCAGGAGCTAATAGCTTTTCAGTGCTGGAACGCAAGGCTAAGTCGTCTTTTCAAACAGTAAAGAAAGAAGGTGATGAAGCTGTAAAAACTACTAATGCCCTATCTAATGCTTTTAGAAATCTTGCAATAACCTTTGGGGCAGCTTTTTCAGCTAAGAGCTTTTACAGCGCAGGCGACGAGCTTACTGCGCTTCAAAACAAACTCAAGCTTGTTGTATCTGATTCCAAAGAGTTGGTTGCTGTACAAGATGAATTATATCGTATCTCTGT